TTGACCAGCGTGTCATAGCCGCCGAACGAGCTCAGGCTCCACTCCTGAGCCCCCTCCTCGAAGCCGCCCTCCAGGAGCAGCTGGGCAAGGTCGGTGTGGTTGTGCGTGATGGAGACCGACTGAACGCGGCGTTCAAACTCCCGCGTGGGCTCAAATTCGATCGGCGCATTGATCGCCTTCGTAAGGTCGCGGTCGACCGGCTGCCCACTGCGGAGGATCCGGTCCGGAGCGTAGCGCCACGTCTTGAGCGTGCCGCCTTCCTTTGCGGAACGCTGGTAGAGTGTCCACACCAGCTTCCCGGCGACACGGGCCTGTCGGACGGTGAGCCCGAAGGACTCGCAAATGTCCTTCAGCATCTCCAGGGCACTGAAGTGGCCGCCCTCTGGCCGATCCTCTCGGTAGTTGTTTGGGTTGAAAGTGATCTCCGTGAGCGGGAGGTCGTCCTCGTCCATCCCGCCCCCGGGATACCACTCCATCCCAAATTCGACGTCTAGTGGAGTCGAATAGAGCTGCGAGATGACGTCGATCAACGCATCTTTGACCTTCTCCTCGCTCGGGAATCCAAACGTCGAGATGCTGTCGGACTCTAGAGTCTGAAGCCCATCGGCCGCGCGGAGCTCGACTTCCCTCTTCTGGGACCAAGGATTGTCCGTAAGGAAGTCCGTGAGGAGGTAGCCCTTGTAGGCGAGATTACCGGCGTCGAGGTCGTGAGCGCGGACCTCGACGTCTCGGTCGCGGAGCCCGTAAAGCGGGCTCAGGTCCTCAGTGGTGAGGACGCGGATGCGCGCCTCCTTGCCCCAGATTGGCTCCTCACCGACGAAGTCATCAGACCCACCGATGAACTCGACGAAGCCCTCGTCGGCATTGAGCTCGGTGACGGTAGACCCACCGTAGGTAGAGTCGTGGAGCTCCACGCGGTAGCGGGTGCCGCCGGCGCCCTTCGCTAAAATGTTGTACCGCTCTGCCATTGCTACCGTCCAGTGCGTGAGAGATTCTTGGAGCCGCGGCGCTGGGCCTGGTCGACCAGCTCGACAGGGATCTCAATCATGCCCTGAGAAATACGGTCGCCGCGGCCACGGATCGTGCCTCCACCGCGGGGCTGGCTGACGAACTCATTCAGCTTTGAGAGCGGCATGACAGCCTCACTCTCAGTGCCTTCGCCAATGACTCCGAGCGTGGGGCCGGTCACGATCCCGCCTGAGGCGAAGCCCAGTACGCCGCCGAGCAGGCTGCCGATGCCACCCGTGCTCAGTCCCAGGGCGGTGCCAAAGATCCCCTTCCCAATCGATACGGCCGCGGCCTTGGCGGTGAGGGTCGTCAGCTTCGAAATGACCTGTGAAAGCGCACGACTTGCAACTTCTCCGAAGGACCGGATGCGACTCTGCCCGGTGATCAGGCCCGCGGTCATGCGGCCGATGCCAGTAAACACAGAGCGGAAGCCTCGCTGCAAAACGTTAGTCGTCTGGCGACCTTCCTCTTTCGTCTTCTTCGTCTGCTCCCGCATGCTGCGCATCGCCTTCCCAGCCTGGTTGGTCCAGTGCATCAGCGCCTCCATGCCCTGGGCCTCCCGCCCGGCACCGCCACCGGAGGCGCCCCCACTCGGCGCCGCCGGGCCGCTTTGTTGGTTAAAGGAGGCACTGACGCCACCCCCGCCAAAGTCTCCGCCGCCGAAGCCACCCCAGGTAGAGGCAAGCCCCGCGGCCTCGCGGTTCGCCGCACGGATTGAATCCCGGAATCCCTCGACGCTCTGGCGGGCACTGTCCAGCGCGCCGCTGATGGTGTCCCCCACACCCGGGATGTAGCTGGACAGCTGCGACAGTGTGTTCAAGACCGACTCCACGAGCCCCACTACAGCTTGTGCGACCGTCAGCGCAGCGGTCTGGACGACGCGCTTGATGCCGGTCCAGGCCTCCGCCCAGTTTCCTGTCAGCACGCCAACCAGCGTTTCCCAGATGCCAGTAAGGACGCCGGCCGCCCCGGTGAAGAGGCTGGAGAGGTTCTGCCATGCGGTCTCTGCAGACTCGACTATGAAGCCGCCCCACGACTGCCAGATCTGTGCAAGGTCGGCCCGAAACGTGCTCCAGATGCGGGTCACTACGCTGGCCGCACGCCGGGCCCCGCTCATGAACGACGAGAACGCGCCGCTCCCGCCCGACATCACGGCAGAAATGCTGTCCCGGACGAAGCGGCCCATGGACCGCAGGGCAGGGATGAGGGTGCCGTTGATAACCGGCGCAAGGTCGGCGGCGATCTGCCGACCGAAGCCCATGAGGCTCGATGTGAGGCGCGTCCACGACTGTCGGGTCCGCTCCAGGGCCTGCACCTGCTCGCCGGAGAGGACGTTGCCCGAGGCACGCGCCTGCTTGCTGAGGCGCTGCATCTCCTCGGTCGACAGCTGCATCGTCTGGACAAGCTGCTCCCCCGCCTCGCCGCCGAAGATCGTCTCGGCCGCGAACGTGCGCATCCGTGCGGAGGCGCCCTGGAGCTCCTGCCTGACGCGCCGGAAGATCTCGGCCGTCGAGGCGTCCTCGAGGAACTGCTGGCTGATGCCGAGCTCGTCAAACGCCTCCTTCGCCTCACCGGTGCCGTTGGCCGCCTCCTCGGATCGGATCGCCAGCTCCTTTAGGCCGTCCCGGACCGTGTCGAAGGACGCCCCGCTCGTCTGCTTGGCGGCAAAGGCGATCTCCTGGATCTTCTCGGCCGCGATGCCGGACTGCGCCGCGGCCTGCTCCACCTGCCGGGCGTACTCTGCGCTTTTTGCGACGAGGGCACCCGTCGCCGTGACGGCCGTGCCGATCGCAGTGGCGAGCCCCGCGATGGCGGCCCCGCCGACCTTCCCGGCACTTTTGAGGCTGCTGCCGGTGTCGTCGGCCTCATCGCCCACCTTCGACATGCGGCGGGACGCGCGCCGGAAGCCGGAGGTCTCAAACTGTACGCTGAACGTCTTCTCCGGCATGGTGGGTCAGGCGGTGAGTTGCTGGTCTACGAGGCTCCAGTCAATGTCGCGGTCGGCGCTCTGCTCTATGTCGTACCGGAGGGCTTTCAAGGCTTGGCGATCATCGGCGGACATTTCGGCAGAAGGCGCCCCGAAGAAGTCCTCTGCCGTGATGGTCTCTTCGCTCCAGGCATTGAGAAGGGGAAGGGTCTGCAGGCGGACTGTGTCCATGTGGTCCCGCGTGTGGGCCTGCCGGCGCAAGATGTACTCCCGAAGGCTCATGCTCTCGACCTCAGGGCGGGACAGGTCTCGGCGGTAGCAGAACCGCTCCCACTCAACAGGGTCCACCGCGAATAGGCTGCCCCCTCCTACTCCTTTCCCACTGCCGCTTCGATCTCCTGGTCGTCCAGCCCTTTGAACTGCGCCATCACCTGCGGGGCCACCTCCGCGGCGACGCGCGGGGTGATGACCTCTCCGATCTCCTCTCGGGTTGGGCCGCCATCGAACGGCAGTGTCCCGACGTAGATGAGGGCTTCGAGAGCCTCGAGGTTGCCCTGAGTGTCGTCTTCCTCCAGATCGCTGAAGGCCTGAAAGTCAATGCCTTCGTCGGCCGCCTGACTGAAAGCCGCTTTGTTGAGAAGCCACGGCACTTCTACCCCGGCGATCTCCAGGGTCAGCGCGTCAGGGTGGTCGGATGGGTCGTCGTAAAAGTAGCCCATGTGCAGGCGTCAGACTATGCGGTGTTGCGGGTGAGAGCGCCGTCCCCTTGCAGCTCGGTCGCAATGCTCGGGAACTCGTCACGGGCGAGCTCGATCTCCAGCGATGACAGCAGCGTAGTCCCCTCCCAGAATGTCGACCCGCTCACGTCGGTCCCGCCCTCTTGGTGGCGCAGCGACGCGGTGTTCTCCGTCTGGTCGGTCCACATCGTGATGAGGGTGTCGATCGTAGCCTCCGGCGTGCCCGTCTTGACGTAGTCCTCGCTCCCGCCCCACTCCAGTGCGTACTGCGCCTTGTCGTCGGTCCCCGCCTCAATCTCCATCGAGGACGCCGCAATCTCGCCGACGAAGGTGAGCCCCAAGATCGTAAGCTCTACCGCAAGCGTCTCGCCGGCGTCGCGGGCGTCGTGCACCTCAGCGTAGGTGGGCTCGTTGCCGGGGTCGTAGTAGTGCCCCTCTGCGCTCATGCTGTAGTCGCGGCGCAGGGCGGTGTAATAGCTCCACCCAGTCGGCTCGTCGATGCCCGGCGGCGTGTCGTCGAGCTCCTGCTCCAGGTCTAGAGTGACCGACTGAAGGCCCGGCAGGGTCTGCGGCTTGAACATGCAGCCGTCGGCCGTCGAGTCGGAGATCGAGCCCACGACGGTCACGTCCTGCCCATTGACGGTGTCGATTTCGTACTCCTGATCGTTGCCCGTAGAGAAGTACACCCGCACCGTATCCCCGCTCGACCAGTCCGAACTGCGGTCCTCGTCGATCGTGAAGGTGCTCGCCCCCGTATCGACGCCTGTGATTTGAGAGTGTCGCCCCACCGCGAGCGCGGCGTTGCCGTTCGTCAGGGCGTGCTTGCCCTGGTCGTCTGGGATCTGCCCCTCATACTCGAGCATCCACTCCTGGTCGCCGGGCAGCTTCACCGGGATGTCGGTGTTCTTGACGATCGCCTCCACGAGCTCCGGCTCCGTGGTCAGCGTCGCCGACGACTGGGCGATCACCGCCGTCCCGTCGACGTGGACGAACATGTTGACACCTGCAATCTCATCGGGCATGGGTCAGTAGACCTAAATGGTCGCTTTGATCTGCGTGTCAATGTCGTAGGTGAGCACCAGGTCGTAGGCCTGCTGCCCGCCGGCCTCGTACGTCTGGGGCGTGCTGTCGTCCGGCTCCTCCGGCCAATCCACAATGCGGTGATCCGTCGGGTCGAGCGTGGCGGCGTTCAGGGCGCCAATCACGTCGGCCTCAATCTCGTCTCGCCTCCCCACGTCGGCTTTTCCCTTCGGGTAGCGCGTGTGCACCCGGATCGTCTGCTCAAAGGAGTGTCCTGTGTCCCGCTTGATGTCCCCGCGGCTTACAACCGGCGGCGGCTCGATCATCACGAGCGGCGCCCCCGCGTCCTTCGGCTGGCGCTGCACCACCACAGGAACCGAAAGCGCGCTTTCAAGCACGCCGAAAAGCTCCTGCCGTACGGCGGCGCGAGGTCTCATCAGTCTTTAGCGTAGTCTTTGAGGGCTTGCTTCAGGGCCTTCTCTGCGGGCCCCCACAGGTAGTCGGTGCCGTCCATGTAGATCGTCCCAAGGCCGACGTGAGGGGCGTAATGGAGATCCGACCCGACGCCGAAGCCGAGCTTCTCAAGGCTTTCCTTGAGAGCGCCTGTGTCGACTGGGACTTTCTCGCGGGCGCGCCTGTAGGTGTCGTTCTGGGCCTGGGTGAGCATCCCCGGCCGCGTGTCCTGAAAGGCGTCCAGCTGCTCATCGAGCCAGTCAGACACCTCGTCGGCGTTGGTGTCGATGTCGAAGGCATCAGCCATCGAGCGAAAGAAGCAAACTGTCGTCTATCGGCATCACCTCCTCCACCGTCGCCCCCAGACTTCCGTTCACCGTGGCGCTGTCTCCCACCTCCACGTCCGATACGTCCCCGTCGGCAAAGAAGAGCGCATCGCCCACTTCGTAGTGGGCGGCTCGGTTTTCGTAGGCCCGGCCGCTCTGCTGGAGGTCCCCATCTGCGCTTAGCACCGTTTTGGTGCTGTCTTCAGTCCACCCATCCGCCCCGCGGCTGCCCTCGGAGCGGGTCACGGTGATGTAGTCATCGGAGAACGCGGTCGGAACGCTCATATGTGTGTCGTCTTGGGGCGAAGGTCGAAGGGCTGCAGATACGACCCGAACCGGTCCGGGAAGCGGTCAATGTCGCCGCTTTCGTAGCTGACCGACTTCGACCCCTGAGACTGGGAGGTCACGCCTTCCTTTCGCCCCTCCTGCTCATCGTAGTGACGGACGATCGCCGCCACCTCCGACCGCATCGCGTCCACAAACCGCTGTCGCTGCGGGTCGGAGGTGTCGATCTCATCCAGGCCGCCTGGGTCGTAGTAGCGGAGCATCACCACCGTGTCGCGCTGGGTGTCCCGCAGGTGCTCGGTGCCGTCGAGCACCTCACTGACCACCGCCTCTACGCGAAAGCGCACGTCCTTCTTGCGCCGCGTGTAGTGCTGGATGAGCTCCCGCTCAGCCTCCGACACCAGAAAGCGGATGTCCCCGCGATCAGTTATGTTGGTGGGGAGGTAGTCGTCCCATTCGTCCACCGTGAGCCAGGTCGGCATCGGTCAGCGGGGCCTTGGTCAGCCGTTGTTGAGCTTGTCGGCGCGGCGGCGGGCCTCCTTGGCGTCGCGGGTCGACTCGCCCTCCACGTAGTCGCCGGTCTGGCGGTCACGGATCTTTTTCCATCCCTGCTCGCCGTCCTCGACCACGTAGCGTCGTCCCGTCGCCTCGTTTTTCTGTCCGGGCTTGGGCATAAAGTCCACCTCTGCGATGTCTTGGTAGGCGTCGCAAATGTCCGGATCGGCGGTCACCACCTTGTCCGCGTCAGTTTCGGGGTCGGCAAAGTATTCCGCGTTCCGAAACTCGACGTTGCCCTCCATCCCCGCCACCCGCTCGCGCAGGTGGTCAGGGACGAGGGTGCCGCTATGGTAGGCGAGAATCCGCATCAGGGCATTAGTTGGTGATGAGCAGGGCGCCGGCCGTGTCCTTCACCGAGTCCATGACGTTGGACCAGTTTCCGGCAGTGCCGAGAGCCGCGTCATCGGGGTTCACCGTCGAGCTCGTGTAGTCGAAGCCCTTCAGCGAGAGGGTGAAGTCGTGCTCCCCCTGAACCTCGAAGACGAGGTTCTCCTGCCCGCGCTCGATGCCGTCGGACTCGGTCGGCTCTCCGTCCTGAAGGGCAGCCGCCGCGTTCGGCGTGAGGCCGAGCGTGCGGTACTGGTTCGGGGACGGGCTCGTGTCGATGAGCGCGTCCGAGTCCGTCACGACGGCCGGCAGCCCGAGCGTGCCCACGGTGCCCTCGTAGATGGTCGCCCCGGCGACGCGATCGATGATCTTGTTTTCGATCTGGTCGACCATCAGATCGAAGAACGTCTCGGAGTGCATCACCCACGCGACGATCTGGTCCGACGCATCGCCAAACTCGCGAAGGGTATTGGCGAGCATCTTCGTGGTGATGCCGGAGCCGCCGTTGTCCAGCACGGCGGTGCCATCGCCCTCGATGGCCGTCACCAGCGCCAAGATCATGGTGTTGAGGTAGTCCACCTGCATCCCCTTGGCGACCTGCTCGCCCACGGCCAGCGAGAACTCGCCCGGCTCGGCGCCGATCGTCCGGAGCGAGTCGAGCGTGTTGGCGACGTAGTAGCCGCGCGCCAGCTCGGGGCTCGTCATGTCGTCGGACGAGAGGGAGTCGGGCGTCTTGTCGGCGGTCGAGCCCTTGTCCCGGCGCCCGATCAGCCCGGTGCCGATGGACTCATAGAACGCCTCCCGGCGAAAATTCCCGATGGTCGGGTCCGGCTCCAGGACGAGCGCGTTCTGGGAGGCGGCGTTGAAGACCTCGGTGTTCTGCACCAAGGTCTCGTTCATCGCCCCGTAGAACTCGTCGTCGTAGATTTCGAAGTTCGTGTAATCGCCGATAGCCATGGGTCAAGAAAGCGTGTCAGTGCGCAGAAAGCGGGGTGTCATTCTTCCGGAAGCTTGTCCCACTCCTCGTTCGGGTCCTTGCCCTCCTGACGCATCTGCTCGTAGAACTCTGCGCGCTCGGACCGGCTGTACTCCGACTTCGGCTTGCGCCCGGGGCCGCTGGGGCCGTCGGTGCCGCCGAAGTCGCTCCCTCCGTCCTCGCGCTGGGGCGCCCGCAGGTCCTCGGGGACGCTCTGCAGCAGGTCGTCCGCAAAAAGGTCGGCCGCGTCCTGGTCGCCGCCCGGCTTGTAGGGGGTCTGCCCATCGGGGCGCAGAAACCGCGGCTCCTCGCCGCCGGTGTCGACGCGCTCCTTGGCGTCCTCGACCAGCTTCTCCGCGACCCAGTCCGTCTGGACCTCGTCACGGATGCGGCGCTCGACGTCGGACAGGGCGCGCTCGCGCTGGAGGCGCTCCCGCTCCTCTCGGAGCTCGGACAGCTCCTCCTTGACCGGCTGCAGCTCGGACTCCTCCCACTGCTCGCGGAGCTCGGCGGCGTCGGGGGCCTCCTCGCGGAGCTGCTCGAGCTCCTCTTCCTTGGCCTCAAGCTCCTGCTCCAGCTCGTCGCGCTGCTCCTTGTAGCGCCCGGCCTTGCCTTCTGCCTCGCCGAGCCCATCCTGGTGGCCTTCGTCGTAGGCCTCCTGATAGATCGGCTGCGCATTGTCCTGAAGCGCCTCGGCGGCGGCTCCAGGGTCATCGAAGGCGTCGGTGAAGGCGTCGAGGGCGTCCTCTTGCTCGTCAGTAAGGGGCATGGAAAGAACGAGTCGTGGCTAGTGTGCGGATCGCGCCGAAAACACCCACGCTTGCGGCGGTGGGGAAGCCGAAAGGAGTATAAACACGCTCTTCTTTTCGCCTGTGGTTGGGATATTCCCTCTCACAGAACACGCGCGGGGCGTGCCCGTGCGGACAATTGACGGATGCAGGACCCGTTACGATCGATACTTGCCCACTGCTGACCGGAGGCAAGGGGCCGACAGGTCCTTCGATGCCGTCCTGCCCGGTCGGGGTGGGCATTTCTTATCCCAACACACCCATGAAAAGCAAGGGAGTCGCCTACCTGCTCTGGTTCTTTTTCGGCCTCATTGGAGGCCACCGCTTCTACCTTGGGAAGGTCGGCACTGGGCTGCTCTACTTCCTGACCCTCGGTGGGCTCGGCATCGGGTGGGTGATCGACCTCTTCACTCTGGCCTCGCAGGTGGACACGGTCAACGCCGAGCGGGAGGCCGGCCGTAACATCACCGTCAACGTCAACCAAGCCGAATGACGGCCCTGGGACCTAGCCGCGGTACACAATCTTGCGGATGAAGGACTTGGAGTACCGCGTCTCCGCGGCCAGCTTTTCCAGCGCCCCCTCCCAGCCGTGCTTTTCGCGCAAGGCTGGGTACCGCCGGCGGATCTGCGCCTTTTCGCGGGCCCGGTCGGTGGCGTGCCGCACGCTGCGCAGGTCTGCTTCCGGCGCGTCGGCTGGGACCTCAAACGTGATCATGTCGGGCATGGTTACTCGCGAGGGTTCTGGTGCACTTCTGCGATGACCCCTTCCACGGTTTCCCTGACCCGCTCCACGTGCCGGTCCGTCACGGTCCGGCCGTCGACGTCCATGCGGGACGCCACCTCTTCAAGCACCTCTCGTACCCCCTCTTCGCTCACGTCGAAGGCCTCGGGTCGCTCTGGGCCTTGCTCTCCCCACTCGCTCGGGTCGCGCGTGACGGCCGTGATGCTGCACTCGCACTGCGGATGGGGGTGGCTGGGGACCGTCTTCGGATGGTAGTAGCCCGGGCCGAAGCCATACAGGTCTTGGCCGGCGAGAAAATCACATTCGTCCGGCGAGCTCGGGAGGCTGCCGTGTCGGGTAGAGAGCGTCCAGACCACGAGGCTCACCGCTGGGCTGTCCACGGCCAGGTCCTTCGCCACCTCGTCCATGAGGCGGGACAGGCTGTCGGTCCCGTTCGTCTTGATGCGCCGGTAGAGGGCCGGGTCCCGCTCGGCGATGTCGTCGATGTCGAGCTCCTTCAGGATGCCGCGGATGTCGGGGCTGCCCATCGTCTTCGCGTTCTGGAAGACGTCAGCCGCCTCGCCTAAGAGTGCATCCGTGTCGATGTCGTCGAGGTCGATCCCGCGCCGCATCAGCGCCTCCTTCGCCCAGTCGTCCCCGCGGGCAAGGGTCTGGGCCACCGCCTTCGCGTACTCGTCCTCGGACACGTACTTGCGGATGTACTTCAGGTCCTGCTTGAAGTACTCGACCTCCTCTTCAATGGAGGCCCCGAGGAAGTCGGCCGTCGTTGAAGCGCCACCCGAGCCGCCGCCCCCACCGCCGCCGGCGAAGGGCGCCTTCTCGAAGGGAGAAACCCCCGAGGCGTCCGGCGTCCAGTCGGGAACCGACACGGCCGCAGCAGAGGCCGCCGCGGCGTAGCTCTCTGCGTGCCCGTCCTCGACCTTCTCGCGGCCGTCCTCGTGCGCGGACTCGATGTCGGCCACGGTCGCCCGCTCCAGCTCGGCGAGCCCCTCCTCCAGGCGCCGATCGGTCTCGGCCTGGCCCTCTGCGGTGGCGACGTACTCCAGGAGGGCGACGTAGTCTGCCCGCAGGCCCTCAAACATCCGGGCCTTCGTGCCGTCCTCTGCGCGGAGGCCCTGCTTGAAGGCTTCCTGCAGCGGCTCGTTGTACAGGGCGTCAAAGTCGGGCATCAGTTAAGGTAGCCTGTGATAGTCTCAATCGTCGCGGTGCGGCTGTCCCAATGGATTTCAGCCGATGCGGGGGCGATCCACTGCACCTTTTGCCGGTAGATGCGAGGGCCAAACCCAAAGATCACCGCTCCAGCCTCCACTTCTACGGTCTCCCACTTGCAGTCTCGCAGATCAACCATATCACTCCTGAATCCCAAAACTTCCAGCGGACCGCCGGCGCGAGCGCTGCCCCTCCTGGTCCTCCACAGCGTCTCGCACCTCGTCTTCGTCGTAGTCGATGCCCAGGAGATCTCCAATCTTGGTCGCGGCGTCGGTCTTGCCCGCCGTCCCGAGGGGCGCGGACTTGGCCCCAAAGGCCGCCTTCATCAGCGTCTGGGCCTTCTGCTCGGCGTCGACGGGCTTGAAGTCCTTGCTCCGCTCGACGGACACCTCCTGCCATGACGCCGCGTTTTCCGGCTGCTCGACCTGGTGGATCAGCTTGTAAACGTCTTCCTCAAGGGAGTCCATCGCCCGGGCCAGCACCGACAGAAATGAGAAGCGGCCCCCAGACTGCTCCTGCATGATCTCGGTGGCGGTCTTCTGCTTCGCGGCGTCCTCGTA